TAAAGTTATAATTTTTTCTACTCCACATGGTATGAATCACTTCTACCGAATGTGGCATGATGCTGAGAAAGGTAAAAATGAATATGTTTTCACGGACGTTCATTGGAGTGAAGTTCCTGGGAGAGATGAGGAGTGGAAAAAGCAGACTATTGCAAACACTTCTGAACAGCAATTTAAAGTTGAGTTTGAATGCGAATTCCTTGGATCTGTTGATACCCTTATCGCTCCATCTAAACTCAGAACGCTCGTCTACGACGCCCCCAAGACTCGTAGCGCGGGTTTAGATGTTTATGTGGATCCAGAGGACAATCATGATTATCTAATCACTGTAGACGTTGCCAGAGGGGTGGGAAATGACTATTCAGCATTCACTGTTGTGGACATTACAGAATTCCCTCATAAGGTAGTTGCCAAATATAGAAATAATGAAATCAAGCCAATGCTATTTCCAAGCATTATTCATGAAACAGCAACAGCATATAACAACGCATATATTTTATGTGAAGTTAATGATGTGGGGGATCAAGTAGCAAGTATTATTCAATATGATTTAGAATATAATAATCTTCTGATGTGTTCTATGAGAGGTAGAGCAGGTCAAATCGTTGGGCAAGGATTTTCTGGAAAGAAAACTCAACTTGGTGTTAAGATGTCAAAAACTGTCAAGAAGGTTGGGTGCTTAAATCTCAAGACAATGATTGAAGAAAGTAAATTAATATTGAATGATTATGAAATTATCAGTGAACTTACTACTTTTATTCAGAAGCACAACTCCTTTGAGGCAGAAGAAGGATGTAATGATGACCTTGCAATGTGTCTTGTAATATACGCTTGGTTAGTTGCCCAAGATTATTTTAAAGAACTCACTGATCAAGATGTCAGAAAACGTTTGTATGAGGAGCAGAAAAATCAAATTGAACAGGACATGGCACCTTTTGGATTCGTGTCTGATGGATTAGACACCAGTAGTTTTGTTGATGTGGATGGTGATAGATGGTTTGTTGATGAATATGGAGATCGTGCTTATATGTGGGAATACATGTAAATGGATTTAGACAAGCAGATAAAACTTGGACATTTGTTACTCGCAGATAGAAAATGTAGAGTCTGCGGGGAAATGAAAAATTTAATAGACGGATTTTATAGAACAAGAAAAGATCGTGGTCCTGTTTCTTCATCATATTCATATGAGTGTAAGGAGTGTACGATAAGGAGAATAATAGGAAGTAAAAAGACTGTCTCCCGATCAACAAATTGGGAATATCCTGATTGGTAGATATTCACGTCAAGTTTCCCCTGTGTAAAGTATCTTTTTAATAAATATTTTTTAGATAAACTGAGATTTCACGGAGAAAAAAATGGCGACTCCTCAATTATCTCCAGGCGTACTCGTCAGGGAAGTTGATTTAACTGTAGGAAGAGCTGATAATGTTTTAGATAATATTGGCGCAATCGCTGGACCCTTCCCAATTGGACCTGTTGATTTCCCAATTGATATTGCAACCGAACAAGATTTAATCAATACATTTGGCAAACCAATTTCAACAGACTCGCAGTATGAGTACTGGATGAGTGCTTCATCATACCTTTCATATGGTGGCGTACTTAAGGTAGTTAGAACTGGTGGTTCAACCTTAAATAACGCAAATGCAGGGGTTGGTGCAGCATCAACATCAGCATTGAAGATTGACAACTATGATGATTATACAAATAATCATTCGGACGGAAATAACTTTACCTTTGCGGCAAAGAACCCAGGATCTTGGGCAAACAATCTAAAGGTATGTGTTATTGATGACTTAGGAGATCAAATCATTGGCGTTAATACTACCAACGTCGGTGCTCTTGGTGCTCAAATTGGATTTGGTGTTACTACACCTCTCACTTCAGTAACTTTACCTGGTGCAGGTTCTACCTCATCATTTACCGGTTATCTCAAGGGTATCATTACGGGCATCACTACAGATGCAACTAACAGCAACAGCACCATTACCGTAAAGGTAACTTCAAGAGTTTCTTCAACTGGAACTGAAACTCAAATTAATTATGCTGAAGGTACTTCTTTTGCAGCATTTGCAGCAACTCAGACTGTTAACTTTATAAATTCATCAGGTGCTTCCGCTGGAACTGCAACTGTCGCTTCTGTTTCTGATTGGTATAATCAACAAACTCTTGGATTGACCAACACTACAATCTATTGGAAGTCTATTGCACCTAAACCTGCAACAAATAGATATTCCTTAGATAGAAATGGAAAGAATGATGCTATTCACGTTGTTGTAGTTGATGATCTTGGAACAATTACTGGAAACCAAGGAACTATTCTTGAAAAGCACGTAAGTCTTTCTAAGGCTCTTGATTCTATTTCTGCGGTTAATTCTCCACAGAAAATTTGGTATGAACAATATCTTGCAGATTTCTCATCACAAGTTTATGCTGGAGGAAATCCATCAAGTGCTGCAGATGCTTACTGGGGTACTGCACCAAGAGCAACTGGATTTACAACATATTCTGGCGTTCCTTCTGCTTCCTTTACACCAATCTCCACTGCAAGTGGTCTTTGGGGTTCCAATGCTCAGGACGTAACCTTTAATGCAATTGGAAATAAAACCTACACCTTATCTGGTGGTGTTGATTATTCCGCTTCTGGTGGGATGAAGGCAACGCTTGGGGACTTGATCACTTCTTATGATAAGTTCTCCAATAAGGATGAAATTCAAGTAGACTACTTAATCATGGGTCCTGGCATGGACAATGTTGCAGATTCTCAAGCAAAAGCAAGTTATCTAATTTCTCTTGCAGAGCAAAGAAAGGATTGTGTAGCAACTGTTGGACCTCATAAATCTGATCTGGTTGGTGTTACTAACACTACAACTCAGACAAACAATCTTGTTAAGTATTTTAGTTCTCTACCATCCTCTTCATACGCAATCTTTGATAGTGGATACAAGTACACCTACGACAGATTCAACAATAAATTTGTCTATGTTCCTTGTAACGCAGACGTTGCGGGTCTAATGTGCCGCACCAATATTGTTGCATATCCTTGGTTCTCTCCTGCCGGTCAGCAGAGAGGCATTATCAATAATGCAATCAAACTTGCATATAATCCAAATAAAGCACAGAGAGATCAACTTTATCCTCAGAGAGTTAATGCAATTGTAACTCAACCTGGTATTGGTACTCTCCTGTTTGGTGACAAAACTGCTCTTGGTTACGCATCTGCATTTGATAGAATCAATGTTCGTCGCTTGTTCCTCACTATTGAGCAAGCACTCCAAAGAGCTGCTCAGGCACAACTCTTTGAATTGAACGATGAACTGACAAGAGCAAACTTTAAGAACATTGTTGAACCTTATCTACGTGATGTTCAGGCAAAGAGAGGTCTCTATGGATTCCTTGTAGTCTGTGACACAACTAATAACACTCCTGACGTTATTGATAATAATGAGTTTAGAGCGGACATCTTCCTGAAGCCCGCCAAGTCTATTAATTATGTAACTCTTACCTTTGTTGCAACCCGCACAGGCGTAAGTTTTGAAGAAGTTGCAGGTACTGTTTGATCATTATTCAATAAATAACCTTAAGGAGGTAACGAATCGTGGCAAGACTCAAGACAATCTCTCAATTTAAGAGTGCTTTAAGTGGTGGTGGTGCTCGTCCCAATCTATTTGAAGTTGAGTTAACAACTTTCCCAGCTGGAATTTCCTGGGATGCAGATAAATTCAAATATCTTTGCAAAGCAGCCGCACTTCCAGCATCAAATATTTCGCCAATTGATGTTCCTTTTAGAGGAAGAATTTTTAAAGTTGCTGGTGACAGAACAATTGATACTTGGACGGTAACCATTATCAACGATGAAGACTTCAAACTCAGAAGAGCATTTGAAGCATGGACTGAACTAATTGCAAAACTTGATAACAACTTGGGTGCAACTCAACCAGCTGCATATATGAGTAATGCAACCGTTTATCAACTTGGAAGAGGTGCTCAAATAAACAGCACCACTAACGCTGGATCTGATAGTTCAATTCTAGCTGCGTATAATTTCGTTGATATCTTCCCAACTAGTGTTTCCAACATTGATCTTTCGTATGATAGTGGCGACACTATTGAGGAATTCACCGTTGAATTCCAAGTTCAATCTTACGAAATCATTAGTGGAACTACGGCAGCTAAAGTCTAATAAATAGACAAAAGGCAAAAGAACAAAAAATAAATTATGGCAAGATTGTTTGGATTTTCTATTGAAGATAGCGAACCATTATCTCCAGGTGTAGTCAGTCCAGTTCCTCAAAATAATGAGGACGGGACTGACCACTACCTGAGTAGTGGTTTTTTTGGTTCGTATGTTGATATTGAAGGAGTTTATAGAACAGAGTTTGATTTAATCAAAAGATATCGAGAAATGGCACTTCATCCCGAGTGTGACAGTGCTATTGAAGATATTGTAAATGAAGCTATCGTATCGGACACTAATGATACTCCTATAGAAATTGAACTTTCCAACTTGAATGCGAGTGATGGAATCAAGAAGAAGAT